CCATCAGCGTCTGCTAGTGTTATCGAACCACCAACAGAAGTACCACCATCTATCAAGTTTAGTTCTGCTGCAGTGGCAGTTACAGCAGTTCCGTTTATTGCTAGTTTATCTGTGACAATGTTAAACGTACCATTGTCCTCTACCCTAGCTACCTCTGTACCATCTCGTTGTTGAAAGATTATATCTTTAGCATCCACGATAGGTTTAATAATTACATCACTAGATGAGTTAGTGACACTGAGTATCTCTGTACCTGCAGCAGCAAACTTTACATCGCCACCACCTGCGTCTAGTATTATATCACCAGCTACATCAACTGTCAAGTCTCCAGAACTAAGATCAATCTCTGTGCCATCAATAGTTATGTTGTCAACAACTACACCACCGTTAGCTGTAACTTTTGTTGTTGTCAAGTTACCTGTGCTTGGATTGTAGGTTAGATCTCCATCCATCTCCAAGCCGACATTACCTGTGCTAGTAGTGCCGTTTTCTACAAATGTAATTAAGTTGTCTTCGTTTGTGTTTTCATTATCTGTAACAAGCACGTGTGCAGAGTTTGTTGCATCTGTAACAGTAACACCTGCTATGACTGTATTAAGAGCAGTTCCGTTTACTGTAATTGCATCTGCTTCAAGTGTACCGTCTACATCTACATCACCAGAGATATCTAAAGAGGCTGCTATAAGCTGGTCAACCTGTAAGTCTTCATGGCTAGAGCCTAACTTTAACTCAAACTTTGGACCTGTGGTGTTGTATGTAAATGTAGCGTCATCACCACTACCGCCCTCTATCGTAATACCTGCACCGTTGATTACAGCAGATGTGCTGTTGCCACTGTCAAGAACAATGTTGTGATCATTAAGATTTACAGTGGTAGAGTTTACAGTTGTGGTTGTGCCTGATACAGTCAAGTCACCTGTAACTGTAAGGTTGTCTGCTACCGTAACCTCTGAGGTGCTGTGTCCTAATGTAATAGCTGTGCCAGATACACCTGTACCAATGGCAATAGACTCACTACTATTACCTGTGTCAACTACAAAATAATTATCAGAACCTTGTTTGATTGTAAATGCAGTGGCTGAGTTATCAGTAACAGCCACGTTAATATCTGTAGCGTCAGCACTAATAGAGTCTAGTGCAATGTCACCAACGTTAGTGATGTTGTTATCACCAAAGCTTACATTATCACCAAAGGTTTTGTTTGTTAGCGTGTCTGTTGTGGCTTTACCAACTAATGTATCAGCACTAGCAGGTAAAACTACAGTCACGTTTCCTGAGTAAGCAGAGTGTGGGGCAGCTTGTAGCTGTGTGTAGTGTGCGTTGCTAGACTCACAGTAAAATCTAACATAGGATTCAGAGCCACTGTTTTTTATAGAGATAGCCCCTGACTGCATATCAATACCGTTGGAACCATCTACCCTAAGAACACCTGAACCGTTTGGCGTTATAGTAATGTTACCATTTGATACTGATACAATATCCTCTCCGTTAACGTCAAGGGAACCACCTAGCTGTGGTGTAGTATCTTCTACTACGTTAGCTATAGCTGCACCAGACACAGCAAGACCAGAGACTATGGTGCTACGTGTAATCTTTTTAAGACCACCACCAGATGTATCTACAGCAAGAAACACGTCATCGTTAGCTACCGTACTAATCTCAGATAAATCACCTACAGCAGTAGGATTAAAGTTTGTACCGTCTGCTATGAGAAGATGTCCTGAAGTGTTCGTACCCATTACAAGGTCATCACCACTAATAGTAAGATCTCCACCTACAACCACATCACCATTAAACGTAGCCTTACCTGCTAGAGCCATGTCTATGTCCAAGGCAGTTATTGCACTAGAGCCATCAGTACCCTTGACAGTAAAGTTTTTATCTGCTGTGCTTACTGTAAATACTGCATCGCCAGAATCGTGTTTAAACTCAAGTATTGATGTACCAGAAGATTTAAAAAATACTTCATTGCCAGCAGCATCTAGTATAATGTCACCGCCTGAATCTAATGTGATATCAGTTCCATCGTTAGTAATAGTGTCAAGAGCAATACTACCTACGTTTGTAATATTGGCATCTCCAAAAGATGTAGCTCCAAGTGTAGTAGATCCACCAACTGTTAAGTTGTTACTAATGTTTACTTCACTACTAGCATTAATATCAACAGTAGGTGCAGTTATCTCAAGCTCAGTGTCAGCATTGATATCTAGTTGACCATCTGCGCTGGAGTGGATAGTGAGTGCAGTATCTCTGAACTGTACTTTTTGTGCAGCATTCATTAAAATATTTTGACTTGCATCCACAGTAAAAGATGTAGTGCCGCCTGTTGCAACCGTAATTACATCAGATCCACTAAACGTAATACTTGTGTCAGTATCTGCATCCCCAGAGATACTATCTAGTTGTATGTTACCTGCGTTGGTAAAGTTGGAGTCGCTAAGATCAAACGTGCCTGTTACATCTAAGTTACCATCTACAGTTAAGTTACCCTCTGCAGTAATATTAGCACCACTAAATGTTAATGCTGCTGTTGGTGTTGATCCAGACTTTATTACAAGTTCACCACTGCTGTTAGTCAAACTACCAAACGTAGTTCCGTCATCTTTTAGTATAACGTCTGCTCCACCTGCGTCTAAAGTTATGTCTCCACTTGCGTCCACAGTAAATGCAGCACTGGCAACTTGAACCAAAGTGTCAGCAACAAGATCAAGCTGACCATCAGTGCTAGAGTTAATAGAAATAGCAGTATCACGAAACTGTATCTTTTCTGCCGAAGAAATAAGTATATCATCAGAAAACTCAAAGTAGTCCTCATCTTCCATCCATTTTAGTACACCGTCATTAGTCTCACCATCAAAAGTAATTACAATGTCTGTACCAGCAGTGCCAGAACCGAAGGTTAGACCATGCCCTCCTAGTGTACTTATAGGACCACCCTCTCCTACTGTACCATCGTGTGTGTGTCCTGTACTAGCAGCAAAGGCGGCAAGAAGCTGATCAAACTCGTCATTCGTGTCTGATGCTTGGATTATGTCACCCTCTGTATAAGTTGACTGTCTTGTGTAATTAGCACCCATTAGCGTCTAGCTCCTACTTGATATTCTAATTGAAATCCTTTTAGTGAGTATGGCGGTGATTCGCCATTGTCATCTACTTTTAGCGCAACGGTAAAACCTGAACCCTCTACAGGTTGTCTTACCAAAGGCTGTGAACCACCACCATAAACAAATTGTGTAGCAGAAGAAGAGGTGCTATAAACAGCAGTACCATATTGTGCTCCTACTGTGGCGGTTGTTAAACTGTAAGCTGCAGGTCTTGATGCACCTACACTATCATTGTCGTATCTTAAAAATAAATCTGCACTAATGTTAGCTTCAGGCTTGTAGTTAAGAATAACTCTATGCATTGTTTTTCTTACACCCACATCTCCGAAGTTTAAATCTGGACTTCTGTATCTACCTAGTATGGCTGTGCCATCAAAGCTATTACCTTTTTCTTGCCTATGTACAAATCCATCAAAACCACCATGCAGAACTATAACATTTCCATCTTCTACGTGAGTATCTGAACAAGATGGCTTAATACCTAAAGATTCAGAAAACTCAAAGCCATCACCTTTCATAACACATAAGACACCTCTAGTTCTTTTTTGTGCAACAGTATCTTTAGTAAAAAATATTCTATACTGTGTTTTATCTGGTATTACAACACTTTCAAAAAGACTAGAGTCCTTAATGTTATCGTCAAACAAAGACTGCACGTTCTTAGATATTGTGCCTAACTCAACGTCACCAATCCTAGCAGTACCAGCAACAGTTCGTAAACCATCAGGTCCAAGAAAAATTAGATCACCTGCAAACTCTTGAATAGTGTTACCGTTTACGCAACCTATATTTCTAGTTACAGGCTCTACGGCAAAGTTAGATAAACCAGTGCCTGTTAATTTAAATATTCTATTTTCACAAAATATAAATAAATTATCACGAAAAACTTTTAGTCCTACTATTGTATCATCTACGTTAATACTGCCAGCACCATCTCCAGAGTTAAAACCATCTTCGTCAAAAGGCTCACTAAAAACTAAAGTTGATGGAGTTGAAGACTTACCTGCGTAAAACATATGGTTTCTAAACGCAGCCACAAATTTTGATGCTGCTACAGTGCTTTCGCTTACATCTGTAGCTGTCATAGATGAGTTAAAGATAACAGGTGCATTAACACCATCTACACATATTAGTTTTTCATTGCCGTCAAAGTTAAATCTTTCAAAATCATACTTGTCTGCGCTGGTTCTATCTGTATCTCTTTGTGTCCAGTTCTCTGATACTGCATCGTCTATTGCGTGGTTAGCTGCAGTTGTACTTGATGTGGATCTAGTAACACCTGTAAAAGTTGTGCTAGTTATACCTGTGTAGGTAAACTCTTCACTGTTTATTAATAGTGTACCACTAGATGCAAAACCTGAAGTAGAGTCTACGTTTATAGTGCCAGATCCAGACATGCTGGTGGTTGATAATATTCTTTGTGACAACTCTGTAGAGCCACAGCTATATATTCTTTCACCCCTAGCTGCAACAACTCTATTAGCAAATCTAGCTACTAGTAAAACTTTTTCGGTAGCATTGTTTGTTTGAGGAACTATCTGATTAACAAACTTACGAAAACCATTTATACGTCTGTAACCACCCTCAACATCAGGCTCAAAGTTTTCTAAAACTAAAGCTTCGCCTGGCTGCATAAGAAAGGTGGACCTGTTTAAAACTAGCCCACCCTCACAGTTAAAAGCTGCTGGTTGTAGTGTTGATGTATCTGGCATTTTAAGATACTCTTAGCACAGGATTATACGTTGTTGTAGCACCACCCATTAATGTAGATCTTACGTAGTCGTATTTGTTTATTACAAGTGTTTGCATATTCTTTATGCCTTGTTGAAATCGTTCAAAGTTTACTTGGTATTGTTGTATCTCTCCACGATACTGATACACGTAAGCTACTGCACCGTCTACTACAACACTTGCAAACCTGTCAGGTATTGTGGTTGTATCTGTGGATGCAGATAGGTCAGATGGAAATGTAAAGTAATCAAAGATTAACGTGTATTGTTTATCAGGAAAAGGATACAGTATATAATTATTATCTGGTGTACGCACTATAAATCTAGGGATGCCACCCTTATTTGAGAACTGTGTAACCGTTGTGCTGTTTGCAATTGCTGCTGCTGTTGTGCTGTTTGCACCTCTAGTACATCCTGTGAAATCGTTACCTGTTATACCTGTATAAGTTATTTGTTCGCCACCTATAAACAAAGTGCCTGTTGCATCAAAGTCAGAGGTATCTGCGACAGTTATTGTTGTTACTGCTGCAGACAATCCAGATGATGCATTGATAGTTGTAGATGCAACGTCATCTTCTTGTACAGCGTAATCTCTTGATATGTACTCGTTGTAGTTTAGTTTAGTCAGGCTATTACCTGCTGAACTTAGATCTTCATCTTTTTTTATTCTTGCTGTGTTGTAGTCTATATACTTTGTGCTCGTTGGTACAGTGTATTTAGAAACACCTGGCGTAAGTGTGGAAGAGTTTGATGCGTGGTTAAAAGGATATGCAAACTCTCTCTGATTAATATATCTTATAGATTCATTGACAGCATTCTGACACTGTGTTTGTACGCCTCTTGGACTTGCAAAGTTAGAAGCTGTAAGTTCTACCTCATTCATCCTAACCAGTGTTTTGTTTGTCAGTGTAAGAAATGTTTCTGCCATAAGTGATTCCTAATATGTGATAAGGGGGCCAGTTGCCCAGCCCCCAAAATATTATGCTAGTAGATCACGATCTACTTCATTAGCAGATGAAGACTGTGATATGTCATCCATCATTACACAGACAGCATACACACGTATAATACCGCCAGTGATAGTTCCACCTGACGCATGAATCTCTACGTCAATAGTGTCTGCTGATGCAGTAAACACTGGTAAGTTGGAACATACACCTGAAGATGTAATCGCAGGAGTGTGATCTCCTACTGACGCACCGTCTAGGTCAAATGACGCAGCAAAAATATCTACGTCTGTTCCTGTGATACCAACGTGGATCGCAGAATCTGTGGTAGTACCTGCCATTGCAGTTACAACTTCAAAACCTGCGTGCAGGATCAAAGTGTTTGCAGGAACAGCAATAGCCTCAATGATATCATTGGCTGCTAGTGCAGTACCACCGTTTTGTAATATAGCATCTGCAAGTTCGTGCTCATTGAAATAGTAGCCATTGTTCAATCTCCCTTCTTACGCTGCGTTGTACTTAGCTGTTACGATACCCTCTGGACGAAGGATTTTTCTACCATATAGGTGCATACCACGAACAATGTCAGCAAAGCTGTCAGGGTCACGATATGATTCTGTTTTGTTGATCTGCTCTGCAGTTGCTACTGCTGAGTCATGTCCACCAACTATCACACCAAAGTTAGCATTTTGGTTTGCTGATCCTGTTGTACCTGGCCCTGTTCCTACTGATGGTAGGTTTGAAGACACGTACATACGGAAGCCGTGAAAGCTGTTGACCACAAGACCGTTGCGAAGACCACCAGACTCACCAAAGTCAGCATTCAAGAAACGTGAGTCTTCATCACGAAGTAGTTCCATAAATACTGGGTCAACAACAAGCCATCTGCCATCTGTATCAACTTGTTGTTGATCTAGCAAACGAGCCATACGAGCTACAACCATCGCTGGTGAAGCTGTTGCTGTTGGTAGTGCTGTTGCACCTGGCAAACGTGCTGCTAGTGGAATAGAGTGATCCCCTGCAGAACTTGTTGTAATATTGCCAAATGAATCCTTACGTAGTTTCATTGATGTCAACAGTTCATCTGAGCCAGCAGTGATAACAGATTTAGAACCATTTACGGTTGAGTTAGCTGTATCTGCTGATCCATGTAATGCTGACTGTTTGAAACCACAAAGGTATCCAAGCACGTCTTGGTCATACTGATCTTTTAGACGATACGCTGCACGATCTGTTGCAAGTTGCATAAAGTTTACGTGACTATGCGCTTCTTCAATGTC